GGCAAGCCTTTCAAGCAGAAGCTCGTAAATCTAGACGCTACGCAGAAAAGATGGCAGAGAAACGTAGAGAAGAGTTGATGGAATATTTAGGCTATGGGATAGCTGCTGTAATTGTAATATTCTTTGCAGGATTGATGGCTTGGTTTGTAGGCAAATGGGTAGGAAGATTCTGAGCCCGTCCGTAGGCGTGTGTACCCTGAAAGACAATGTGTGCATAGGTTGTAAGCGAACCATAGACGAAATTAAAAAAGCATACGAGGAAACAAAGAGATTGACACAAGGCTAACTTATCTGTATAATCCTAAAAAGGAGTACACCTATGAAGAAACTAGCCGCACAAGCTCTTGCGTTTCAGTACAGACTACAAATAGAAAACGCAGAAACAATATTAAATAACAACAATGCAGCATTAAATCTGGTAGATCAAGCGTTAAATGACATTATAACTGCAACTGAAAAGTTAAAAACACTTAATGATATGATGACTAACACTGTAAAAGAAGTAAAAAACGAACAAAAAGCTTCATAGTTAAAGATGTACAAAGTAATTAAATTAAAAAAAAATTACGTATACTGATACCCATAAACGCTAAACCTTACAAATTACTTACTCCAAATCAAGTAGAAGAGATTAACAAAAAACTAAATAGTCCGTTTCGTAAAGCTCAAAAAAGAAAACACTATTTAGAGAGCAAAAGAATCCAAGAGAAACTCAAACATGGCGAGCAGTTATCTAGTCTTAATAAACAACGTGCTAAGAGATCTAAACGAGGTAGAACTAACAGCGTCTAACTTTGCTTCATCTAGAGGTATTCAAACTGCTGTAAAAGATTACGTTAATCGTGCAATTGATGACATAATTAATTCAGATACTGAGTGGCCCTTTACAGTTCTACAAGCTAGTTTTACAACAACTGACGGCACACGACTATACACAAAAGAGTCAGTAGCTAAAACAATAGATTACGACAGTTTCTTATTTCTTGAAGCTGCAGATAAGTCTGAGAAAAAATTAAAGTATCTGTCATACAGTGAATACCTTGATAGTTATCATGAAAGAGATACAGATCCAACAGGTAATTCAGAAGCACTGCCTGTTTATGTTTACACAAATCCAGAAGATAAGATAGGATTATCTCCTGTTCCAGATAAATCAACATACACTGTAAAATACTTTTATTATACAACCCATACATCTTTGAGTGCGGACACGGATACATCTATTATCCCTGAACGTTTTGAAAACGCAATAATAGAAAAAGCAAAGTATTATGCTTACACTCTTAGGGGTGAGACTCAAAACGCACAACTCGCACAAGCACAGTTTGACAAATATATCAAACGTATGCGTGTTGAGTTAATCAACAAACAAATCTACATGAGAGCCGTATAGAATGCCAGAGTTAAGTCAAACAGGTGCATTTCCTTTTTCATGTGAAGGTGGATTAGTTCTTAATCAATCCACACTTACAATGAAACCCGGACAGGCACTTGAGTTGATTAATTTTGAACCTGACATTGAAGGTGGGTACAGAAGGATAAGTGGCTTTTCAAAATATGTAGACGCTATAGTACCCCAAACAAGTGCATCAACTGAAGAAGTACTTATGGTAGCAACATTTGGATCAAGTGTTATGGCTGCACGTGGAGAAAAGATATTTAGTGCAACTCCGGGGGGGTCAAGTTGGACAGAGCGAGATACAGGTCGAACAGGTGCAGGTACATATACCTTTGAAAGATTTAATTTTGATAACAATGATAAGATAATTGTTGCAGACGGAAACAACGCACCCACTGTATTTAATACTTCATTTACAGCGACAGATGTAAGTGCAGCATCTGTAGCAGGAGCTAAGTTTGTAGCTTCATTTAGAGACCACATGTTCTATGCGGGTATGTCTAGCACACCACAAGAAATGGTTTTTAGTAAACCTTTTGATGAAGATGACTTTTCAAGTGGTGCAGGTTCAGGTTCTATTGCAGTTGATGATACAATAACAGGTCTTAAGGTTTTCCGTGATAACTTAATTATATTTTGTGAAAACCGTATATTTAAATTAGCAGGTTCTTCTGTATCTGACTTTGCTATTGCAGATATAACAAGAAACATTGGATGCCCAAATGGACAGACAATTCAAGAATTTGCAGGTGATCTTATCTTCTTAGGTCCTGATGGACTACGTACTATCGCAGGTACTGCAAGAATTGGTGACGTCGAGTTGGGTACAATCAGTTCAAATGTACAGCCATTGTTTCTTGATAACATTTCTTCATCAAGTAAATTTACATCGCTTGTAATACCAAACAAGACACAGTATCGGATATTTTTCACAAAGACAGGTGTGATTGAAGCCGATACAAAAGGTGTTATGTGTGTTCTTAGAGGACAGCAATTTGAGTTTGGAGAGTTGAGGGGTATAAGACCAACATCTACTGATACATTTGTATCTTCAGGAGATATTATCGCTATACATGGGTCGGGAGACGGTTACGTATACAGGCAAGAGTCTGGTAATGATTTTGATGGAACAGCTATAAATGGAAGATATCGTAGTCCAGACATATCTATGAACGATCCGGGGATACGAAAGTATATGCAAAGAGTTATACTTAACTATGCACCTGAATCTTCTATAGACGCTGATATGTTTCTTAGGTACGACTACGAAGATGCTAACTCGGCTAGACCCGCCGCATATCCTCTAGATTCAAATAACGTTATAGCTATATATGGTACATCTTTGTATAACACAGCAACATATGGAGGTACAACACAACCTCTTGTAAGACAAGCAGTTGAAGGATCAGGATTTGCTGTAGCCTTGAAGATACAAGATGGAGGTACGACTGCACCTTATTCACTTAAAGGATTTCAATTAGAATATCAACTAGGAGCAAGAAGATAGATGGGAGCTACATACACAAGACAATCTTCTTATGCTGATGGAGACGTAATAACCGCAGCTCATACCAATGATGAGTTTAACCAGTTATTAGCAGCGTTCCAAGCAAGCACAGGGCATACCCACGACGGTACAGCCAATGAGGGTGGTCCTATAACCAAGATGCTCGGTACATCTCTTACACTTGGAGATGGTACTGCGGCCACAGATATAACCGTTACATTTGACGGAGAGACTAACGACGGTGTCCTTAAATGGATGGAAGACGAGGATTATTTTGAATTTAGTGACGACATACTTGTTGCTTCTACAGAGAAGTTACAATTCAGAGACACAGCTTTATACATCAACTCGAGTGCCGATGGACAACTTGACATTGTTGCCGACACAGAAGTCCAAATAGTTGCACCAACAATTGACATAAATGGTGATGCAGACGTATCAGGTACACTAACATATGGTAGCTTATCTGATGGCTCTATAACTATTACAGCATTTGTAGATGAAGATAACATGGCATCTGACAGTGCTACTCTTGTACCTACACAACAATCTGTAAAAGCATATGTGGATGCACAGGTAACTGCTCAAGACTTAGACTTTCAAGCAGATAGTGGTGGTGCATTAAATATAGACTTAGACAGTGAGACACTTACTCTCACAGGTGGCACAGGTATTGATACAAGTGGTAGTTCTAACACAGTTACATTTGCGATAGATTCTACTGTAACGACTTTAACAGGCTCACAGACACTTACAAACAAAACACTTACAACTCCTGTCATAAGTAGCATCAGCAATACAGGTACATTAACTCTTCCTACTTCAACTGATACATTAGTAGGTAGAGCAACAACAGATACTTTAACAAACAAAACTCTTACAACTCCTGTAATCAGTAGCATCAGTAATACAGGTACTCTAACATTACCTACATCTACTGACACACTTGTAGGTAGAGCTACAACAGATACTCTAACAAACAAAACTATAAATACTGCAAGTAATACAATTACTGTTGTTGAAGCAGACATTTCTGATTTGCAATCTTATATACTTGCAGGTTCTACCGATACACTCACAAACAAAACTATTGA